GGAAGTTAACTACAGCCATTAGTAGATATTGCTTACCTTGATAGGAATAGAACCGTTTTGACGCATATAAGTGCGAAGTGCGCTTACTACAGCGTTAGGGTCGCCGCCGTTGACGTTAATAGTTACGTTTGCAGCTGATACGCCGCCGGTGTTATAGCGCGACATGTCGGCATTTGTGCTGGTGTTGATACTGCCAAGCACTGGCCCGAAAGGGTCTGTCATTTCGGCTGGGCGACCGGCAAATACGTTGCCAAGGCTTGTATCTAATTGTTGACCGATAGCCGCCACACTGCCAATGTTTGTAGTGAACTTCAGTAAAAACTCGGTATTGGAAATAACGCTGTTAACGCCGTCGACTATGGCTTGTGCCTGGTCAACACCAGACTTAAACCATTTATCTGCCGTCAATTTAGCGATACGGTCTGCAGCTGCGTTAATGGTTGTAGAAATACCAACTAGACGGTCTATAGACGCTTTACCGCCGGCAAGCAAACTTTTAATTATTTCAAGTCCTACGTCCGCGCCGCTAGCCAAAATGGATTGCAATAGTGCTGGGTCGTCTAAACCAGCGGCTATAAGTTGCTCGATACCTGTAGCGAGTTGACCAGCTTTGGCGGCTTGGTCGTCAAGAACGCCAAAGAATGACTTTGCGCCTTCGCTCTCAGCTGCGGTAGTCCAAGCTTCGCCGACGTTGAATATGCCGCGCACTACGTCTGCGGTGGCGTTGTAAAAAGCGTTGTAGTTATCGGTCGCCTTGGTCAGCTGTTCATTGGCGCGCATCAGCGCTGGGCTGAACTTGTCTTTAACTGTTTGTACCGCGTTGTCGTATGCGTCTTTGAGTTGGCGTACTGCCTCAGCGTGCTTACTTGTCGCTTCTGCGGCGCGTTTGGCGGCCTCTGAAGCCTTCTTGCTGCTGGCTGTGCTTTTGGCTATTTCAGCATTTGCTAAGCGTTGTTGTTCAATGTCGACAGCTTTTTGGTAATTGGCGCGTTTTTGGTCTTGGTCAAGTTGCAGTAGAACGTCTGACCAGCTTTTGGTGTTGTTGTATGCGGTAGCAAAGGACTCGTTTAGTTTGTCAGTGTCGGTTTTGAGTTTGCCGATATTTATATTGAGTCCGAATACTTTGCTTCCTAAGTTGACAAGTCCGGTAGCGAAGTTGGCTGCGTTGAACGCGCCCTGCTTCATGTTGGTTAAAAAGCCTTTGGAGTCGCTTGTATTCTTTTTGAGTACATCGCTTAGGGCTGTGGCTGGGTCAATGAACCGTTTAAGTTTGCTGCCAAGTTCGCTGATAACGCCGCCTAGACCGCGTTCGTCACTAATTTTTATGAGCTTGTCAAAATAGTTCAAGAGTTCGCCCAGTTTCGGCAAAACTTTGTACCCGATGGACTCGACTAGTTCGTTAAAACGTACTTGCAGTATTTGTAATCGCCCAGAGTAGGTGCTGGCGTTAGCAGCTGCCGCGCCACCAAACTGCATCGTTAGTGCTTCTTGTGCAGCCTTAAAATCTTTGGTTTTAATGATGTTCTCATCAAGCGGTACACCCAATTTTTTAAGCGCCGTGAAGTTGCCGTCGTAAGCTTTGCCTATAGCGGTGCTTACGGTCGTGAGGTCTTTACCGGTCGCGGCTGATGCGTCAAGCGAAAGGTTAAGTAATTCTTGAGCTTTGGCGGCATTGCCCGTGTATCTGACTAAACCGGCAAGTGCTGGTCTCAGCTGGTCGTCGGCTACGCCAGTGGCTAATTGCGTCTGGTCAACAAAAGCCGAAACGCTATCTACTAGAGCCTGGTTAGGACCAAGTGTTGCGCGCAGTTGGGTTTCTAAAAGTTTGCTGCTGCGCTCGTCTTCCATAGCGGCTTTGGCAGCCATAACCAAACCGCCAGCCAACGCGGTAACCGCGCCACCAGCCGGCACCATAGCCTTTTTAAGTAGAAAACCTGCTTTGTCTCCAAAGCCTTGCAAGCTCTGAAACTCTTTTTTGGCTGCGTCAAAACCTTTAGTGTTCAGGCTTGAAATAATCGGAATGTTGATAGCCATTAGCGCGTCCTAGTTGTCACAAGATTACGGTTAACGATAGTCATTACGCGTTCAACTATCTTGGTTACTTCAGCTTCTACCGCTGGTTGCACACTTTCTGCTGCTGGTTGCAAAGCGCGGGGCGCAGCTGCTGGCCCGACGTGCTTGCCCTCAGCCAAAAGGTTTGTCACAAACTGGCCGCCGTTACGTATGCCTGCATGGTCCCAGATTGCGCCGGCAGCGTCTCGTTGCTGTAGAACCAGTAACTGGTATTGCGTCGCCTTAAAGTCGGCTGTACGGCCATTAGAAAAGGTTACAGTGCGTGCGCGCTGGCCTTGCTTGCCCACAATGGCGCGTATACCAGCGAGAACACGGTCACGAGACCAGCCGGTACCATTGCGACCTTTAATCATGTTGCCGTTAACCATGCGCGACAAAGGCGACTTAGTAGGAATAAATGAGCGTGCAGCTGTAACAAGTCGAGTGCCGGCACCAGCTTGAATGTCTTTAGTTATTTGCCGGCGTAACGTGCGGTCAACTTTGTTTATTTCAGCTAAAGCTTCTCGAATGCCATAAACTTGATAACTAGCGCTGGTGGGCATTTTCTTTGCGCTGCCTTTCAAGAATGTTTATGACGGTGGCTAAGTCTGGTAGCTCAAAGTCTACACTTGGCGGCCACCAGCCTGTGTGTAATAGCAGTTCTGCTAGTTGTCGCCGGACGGTGCCGGCTCCGTAAAACTTTGTGGCTCGCTGTCAACGACTTCAAGTATTTCAATGTCGTTTATAAACTGGTCAAGTGTGCCTGGCACGATGATGCCGGCTCGGGCTGATGCGTCGTATGCCATGAAAGCTAAATCTTCCATGCCTACGCCTGCGCCGAGGTCGCTGGCACGGCGCTTGAAGCGTCGTTCCCATGCGACAATGACCGCAAGGCTGGTGACGACCTCGTATGGGTCTTGGTTTTGGCGTTGTACTTTGAGCCGTAATTGCATGTCGGGCTACCTTTCGGGTTGAGTATTAAGTGGTTGCTACTGAGTAGACACCACCGGTAAAGGTAATGTCAATGGTGTCGAGCGCGCCAAGTTGACCGTTTAAAAGTGGCAAGGTCTCAAGGTATGTGCCGGTCAAAGTGTGTACTGGATTTGTTGCACTTGTAGCGGCAGACGTTGGCTTAATGGTTACTGTAGTCGCGGTACCGACAAGAGCTTTAAGCGTCGCATAAGTTTCGGTGGTTGCATAGGAGTTGTACAACGTCACGGTCAATGTGCTGTTTTCGAGGCCAGACGTATAGACGCGGGAAGTTGAACCAAAAGCAGTTGACTCCAAAGACTCAATAACTCGAGTCAGCACCGCGCTGCGGGTTTGGTCTGTCAAATCAACCGAGTTGCAGGTAAAAACTGGGTTTGAAAGATAAGTGGAAGTACTCATAATGTTTAATCCTCGCTTTGTTCTGTATCTGTTTTAGCAGGTTTTGTTTCGGTTTTGGTGGACGTTTCGGCAAGGAAACCGCCAGCGATAAGAGCTGCGATGTTTACGCCGTCTTTTTCAGCTGCGGCAGCGTCAAAAAAATCGCCAATTTTGCCTAGTCGTTCGCTTGAAATCTTGAACATAGTTAGCCTTTCACGCTGTCTGTGCTTGCATTGTAACTGTCAAATCGTATGCCGGATAGTCTGCGCCGCCTATCATGGCGATAGTTGGCCGTCCGTCCGTTAAACCTACATTAGCGCCCAGCACCTTGCTGGCGAGGTTTAGTAGCGAGCGTTGCGCGTCAAGGTTGTTTGGGCCCAGGGTAATGACGCGTACTGGAAAAATCATTTTTACGATGTTGTAGTTAAATGCCTCGAATGTTGGCGCGTCAATAAAAGCGCATGGCGGCACGAGGTTGCGCGGGTCATTAACTACTTGCAGGCCCGTGATGGTGCCAAGTTTGGTGGTGAGGTCGTCTAGAGCCTCGTTAAAGAGGTCTGTGTAAGCCACTACGCCCATTTAGGCACACTGCGGTCTGTCAATGCCAAGCAGTTGCTTTATCACGCCTGAGAGCCCTGTGACAGTTATTGCGCCGCCGTCGCCAAAACTAGCAAAAGAGTCAATGCTGCCACGCTGCCTATATAACATTCCGCCATATTGGATAGTGCCCAGAGTTACGTCACCACTAGGGCTGGTTGTAAGCGAGTCCGTGTAGCCGGCCTCTTGCCTGCGTCGATAACAAAAAGCGTTAGCAGCTGACGCGCATTGGGTTAAGAAAGCAGCGTCAAGAGCCGAGGCGGTACCGATACCTAACCAGTCCTCAATTTGAGCTGAGGTTACCCAACTGCATACGGGGTTGTATGTAATTGTGCCGGTATGCGCGTGGAAAGCCTGGTCGCTTTGTGTGTCTATCCATTGCACCGCATTAGCGATAGGTACCGAATAGTCATAGATAGGCAGGCCGTATGAGTCAACGTCCACCAAAAGAAACTGCGGTAGAGCATAGACACTGTGCGTCCCGTTAAACGGTGCCGTACTGCCAGAGACGGTAAGGTCTTGCCCTAGCGCAATTTCATTGGGGGTAAGCGTGCAAACTGTTACGTGGTTTTTAACAATTTGCGCGTACTGAATGCTATAAGTTGTCATGGCGGTTAAGCCGCCTTTCGACTAAGCCTGAGTAATTTTGCGAACCATTGAACTAATGGCTGCGAATGTTGCAAAGTATCCGTAGTAGCTGAATGTACGGCCAAGTGTTGACGGTACTTCAACTGACATGAGCCCACGCTGTTGTTCGTAAACCTCAAAAGCCATGTTTGCGTTGGTGATAATCATGGTTTTTGCAGCAAACTTGTTGGAGACAACAAGCTCAAGGCCCAATGGGTTCATACCCGACCATGAAGTTGCGTTGCCTGCGCCAAGTGTGTTATATCCACCAAGACCAGGTGCGCCAATCGCTGGGAACACTGGACGGTTGGTTGAGTCAACCAATTTGCCAAGTTGTGCCCATACGTCTGGGCTTACAAACATTGTCGTTGGGAAAAAGTTTGTGGTGTTGCTGATGTCGTATGCAGCATCGTAAATGCTGGTCATAAGGTCTGTGACTGTCAAGTCCCATACGCCCGATGAAGTAGCGGCAGCCAACAAGTTGGTGCAAGTAATTCCTTCGGTGGCAATCATGTATTCGCCCATGAGGTCGTTTAACACGAGTTGCAAGGCTGCCGGGTCTGTGAAATCGATGTCTTGTACTGACAAAGTAACCTGACCGGCAACAGTTGACTTGGTAACCGAGTTTGATGCGATAACCATTGTCGTTGCGCTCACTGCACTAAACTCTGATGCCTGAGTAGCGGCACTCGTGTGTGTGGTAATGGTCGGACGAATGAACGTCTTAGACGGTGTTGACGGCATTGGCCTTGCGCCAAAAGCTGTAGTGGCAGGTCTGATAAAGTTAAGGTTTTGCACCAAAGGACCGAGGACAACGGTATTCAAGAGTCCTGGCGTATCAGTGGTAGCCACGTCACCGGCAGCAGCTTGAAGTGCTGTCTGGCTGTCGCGTGATGCTGCTTTGTATGCCTCGTTGACATTGCGGAAAGTGTCGCCACCGATGTGCATTGCTGCCAAGTATTCGCCTGGTGTTGGCATAGCAAACTTGCGTTTTGGTTCTGCGAAAACTTTTGTTACTACCGACTCGGGGCCGGCTGCTTCGATGACTGGTTCCATTGGGGGGTTCTCCGTTTCGGGTTCTTGTTCTGAGTCTATATCTGTTGTTTCGGGTTCTTGGTGGATACTTGGGTCGCGTGC